CGCTCTACCCGACGTCTTCGACTTCATCGGCTCCATGCTGTCGGGGGTGGCGGCAGTTCAGGTTCAGGCTGGTAGTGCTCTACCTCGTTCTAAGGCGGCACGACAGCAGTTCTTCATGGATCTCTACTCGATGGGGGCTGAGACGGATCCGAGGAAACTCAAGCAGGAACTAGAACTAGGTGAGGGGGAACCGGACCCCATTGCCAAGGACGAGATGCAAGCGGAGCGCGAGAATGACCTCATGGAGACGGGGAAGATGGCGCCAGTCAAGGACTGGTTCAATCATGAGGTCCACATCCGTATCCACCGCGACTACATGAAGTCAGTAGACTACGAGGTGCTACGGCCAGAACTTCAGGACATCTTCGACCAGCACGACGCGATGCACCAGCGCTACCTCACAGGTGCGGCGCAAGCGGGTCAGGCTGGTATCCCGACGCCCGGACAGGGCGACCCGACTGTTCAACCGCCAGGAGGTCTACCAGCACCCACCGCCAACGGCACTCAAGCAGCAGTGACTAACGCTCAGCCAGCATGATGTATGATCTGTGAAACCATTGTAGTAGGAGGTGAAGTAAGGTGACAAACACCACGGACGAGGGCTCGCAGGACGCCAAGTCAACGGCTAAGCGCAGGCCCTCAGCAGCATCAGCTCAGCCCAACCGTGAAGAGCAGGACTCAGGGTCCGACGCTAAGCGGGAGTGGGAGGAGCGGCAGAATCGCCTTCGCGTGGAGCAAGGCCTCCCGGAGGGTGCGGTCCCCGAGGATCGTGAGCTCCGCTACCGTGAGCCGCCTCAGTCCAAGGTCGTGCAGGCTCTGCGTGAGGCCGGCGACCAGCGCGGTGGGCAAGTGCCCGCTATGGGCTACGAGGCGTACGAGCGTGCGGACTCGGAGGCTCAGAAGAAGAAGGCCGCAGAGGAGTCTGTGGGCAACCAGCGGTTCTTCGCTGGTCAGCGAGGCTGGGTCAACAATCCCGGCGCACCTGACCACGGGCGTGCCGTCCATGTTCTCAACGTCGCTGAGTATGCGTCCGAGATGGACGAGGTGCTCGACAGGGTTCAGGGTGGGCGTGGCAGGGCTACAGCGTACTTCACCGAGTCGCGTGACGGGCGCGCGGAGAAGCTCACCATCTCGGCTGAGCACTTCCTGCCGGCCACCAACGAGGCGGAGTGGGGCAAGACGCCTCTCATGAGCGCCCGACCGGACATCGGCCTGGACGAGTCATGAACCCCGACGACCTGCTAGCCCAGATCATGGACCTCTGTAGTCAGTATATAGAGGCTGGTGGCGATCCCAACCAGGTCATGGACGCTGTCGCTCAGGCAGCGCAGGGCGGCGGTTACGGAGGCGATCAAGGGGCACCTCCTGATGCGGGTGGCGGCATGCCTCCTGCTCCTGACGAGGCGCCCATGATGAGTGGCGATACGGCTGTTCCTGACATGACGGGCGGGATGCCACTCGACCAGCAGCAGTCAGGCGGCTTCAAGGATTTCGGGTCCGCGCAGGCCGCACTGGCGGAGGAAATGAAGAAGAAGATGACCAAGGCCCCTCGCTAGGGGTACAGTCTTTAGGAGGACATTATGTTCGGCATGAGAATCAGACTCCCCTACATCGTCTACGCAGCTATCGACCCCGGTGGGAGTCCCGGGGGCGGCGGCATGGGAGCAGCACCTCCCGGTAGCCCCACACCCCCCGCACAGCCTGGGAGCCAAGGCGGAGGGCAAGGGGGCGGTTTCCGAGAGCAGTTCTTCCCCAACGTGCCTGACGATCAGTGGGCGCTCATGGAGCCCCACGTCAGCAACGTCAACAGGCACGTGACGCAGTTACAGCAGAGGTATGCGCCGTTCAAGAGCTACAGAGACGAAGATCTCCAAGGGCTCGCGAACTTCGCTACCTCCTTCGACCGAGACCCTGTAGGGCAGTGGTTGCGCATGGCGCAGGCTCTTCAGGCTAACGGTCACCTCGACACGGAGTTGGACTTGGAACACCTCGGCGCTCTAGTGCAGGGCACCCTACCCGACGCGGGTGGGAATCAGCCCCCGCCTAACGGGAACGGGGACGGCGAGATGCCTGCCTGGGCTCAGCAGCTGAACCAGCGGCTGGATAAGCTCGAAGGTGGCGTGACCGAATACCAAACAAGTCAGCGTCAGCAAGTGGAGGACGCAGTTCTCCAGCGGCAAATCAATGCCATGAAGGCCGGCCTCAAGAAGGCGGGCTTCGCTGACAACTCCGTGACTCAGGAGCAGCTCCTTTCCGCATACATCGCTCACCGAGGTAACGCCCAGGCGGCGTTGGAGAGCTTCGTGAACCTGCGGAACAACCTGCTTCAGGGATTCACCCGCAGTGCGGGTGGCCATCAGCCTGCCGCTAACAACGGCGGGAATAACGACCTCGACCTTCCGGGGGGCGCGCCACCTGTGCGTGCTGCCAGGGGCGCGCGTCGCGGAAGCGGCGCCATCGACTCCAAGACGAAGGCAGCGGCAGAGCAGTTCCTGCGGTCGCAGGGGTCTGAGTAGAAAGGAAAAACGGCGTCGTGCCTCAGACCACGACAAATGCGGATGCGGTCCTGAAGGTCTACTACATCGGGCCGATCCGTGAACAGCTCAACCAGAAGGCCGTACTGATGTTCGCGGCTGACGACGATGAGCCGGCTCCCAAGACTTCTGAAGCGAAGACGTGGGACTGGCGTGGTCTCAGCCGCGAGAGCGAGCGCATCGAGTACGCGGGTAAGAAGTGGGTCATCCCCGCTCACAAGTCCCGCAACGAAGGCGTCGGCGCCATCGACGAGGCGGGCCCTGTCCCGCAGGCCGGGCAGCAGGGGTTCGAGGATCTCGAGGACGTGCTTCGCCACAACCTCGGGGCCATTGAGCTCTCGCGCTACGCGCTCCGCCTATCCCGACGCAAGCCGGGCTCGTTCATCAACCTCCTCACCGCTGAGACCGAAGGGCTGGTCAAGGACCTGAGGAAGGACGTCAACCGTCAGGCATTCGGAAACCAGACGGGAGCACTCGCCTCCGTCACGGCAGACGGTGCCAACACGGTCACGGTGGACACCGTGCAGTACCTCCGTGTGGGCATGCGGATCAACTTCGTGAACCGCACCAACGACGCTCACCTCATCACCTACGGCACGTTCCGGACCATCACCGCGATCAACCCGTCCACGAAGGTCGTCACCTACGACGGCGCCGACCTGACGGCTACGACCAGCCACGATCTCTGCCGCTACCTGAACTGGAAGCGTGAAATCCACGGCCTCAACAACCTGATCTCTGACACCGGCACGATCCACTCGGTCGACTCGACGGCGGCCGGCAACGAGTACTGGAAGTCGATCAACTTCGCCAACGGCGGCGCGCCGTGGAACGAAGACCTCGGCCAGCAGACGCTGGACGCTATCGGCTCCGGTGGTCTCGGCGAGGCGGAGATCATGCTCACCACGCGTGGCATCCGTCGCCGCTACATCAACACCCTCAAGTCCGAGAAGCGCTTCACCAACGAGGACTCCGTCGTCCTCCGAGGCGGCTTCAAGGCGGTCCTGTTCAACGAGTACCCGATGACCTTCGATGACGACACACCGAAGGGCACCATGTGGTACATCAACCCGGAGGCTCTCGCCTGGTTCTTCCTGCCGGACGGGGACCAGCCGGGCAACTGGGACTGGGTCGATGACGACGGCGCGATTCTGACCCGCAAGGCGGACCGCACGGATGCGTTCGAGGGCTACCTCGCCGCAGACCACAACATGGCGGTCACGCAGCGCAACCGTCTGGGCCGAAACACGGGCCTCGAAGACGACACTGCCGGCGTCTGGAACTGACATGGCTCAGGTCTTCGCGCCCGACAACAAGGGCTCTGGTGCCAGTCCCATTGCGCTTGCCGGCGGGGTGTGGATGCTGTTCGGGACTATCACGTTCTCGGGCTCCTACGCCACCGGCGGCGACGCACTGGACATGACGAAGTTCGTGCCGGCTATGGGTACAGTCCGCGCCCTGATCGCGCAGCTGGCCAAGGTCCCCGCAGCGCTGGAGTATGACCTAGTCAACAAGAAGATGAAGGTGAACTGGATCAACGCGGCGGGCGCGTCGGAGGCAGCTGGTGCTGTAGAGCATGCGGCAGCCGCCTACGAGGCGATCTTCACCGCGGCACCGGTTCCCGTCATCATGTTCCTGAAGTAGGAGGACATCATGGGTTCGGGTCGAATTGTCCCTGTAGGGGGACTGACATATCTCGATGCCAACGGTCAGCTCACCAACGAGGGGCCAGACGTCTGCGATATCAAGTCCCGCCTGAGGGATCTCGATCCGGACCTGTCCGCCTACTACGACACGGTCCAAGAGGAGTGGATCGTCACCTGGTTCGACCGCAAGAAGAACAGGGATACCCTCATCTTGACGTGTGGCGATCTCGCCGATGGTTGGGACGCGATCCAGAGAGCACGCAACGACCGTCCTAACGCGCTCACCGGCGATCAGATGGCGGCGAAGCTCGAGAAAGAACAGGACGCTGACCAAGACAAGGACATGGATGCCTTCCGTCAGATCGCTGGCGATGCGGCCGAACGACTTGGCCATGCGTTGCAGAAGGACGGGTTCCTCGATCACGAGGACATCTATGGCGTGGCGACCAAGCCCGCGTTGTCCCGTAAGGCCGGTCAGGTCCGAGACAGACGACCCTCATGAACCTAGGCACTATGAAGACCGCACTGCGCCGGATGGCGGGTGTAGACGCGACCGACCCTCTGGTCGACTGGATCAATGCGGCCATGACGGAGTTCTGCGAGGCCTACGACTGGCCGTTCCTTGAGACCATCGGAACCGCGAACACAGTGGCGCTCAACGAACAGCTCGTGCTACCTACGAACTTCATGAAGTTGAGGAAGGCAAGAGTTGTAGCACAGGGAGCAACCTCATACTTCGGGGCAGCTCTGAGGTACATCCCTCAGATTCAGTCGGAAGAGGAGGAGCCCAAATCCAACGCGCTTGTGTTCGGAGAGCCCTATCAGTACACGTTGGTCGGGACGGACTTCATGATCCTGTACCCTGTCCCCAATCTGGTCTACACGATCCGCCTCGACTACGAGAAGTTTCCTGTAGACCTCGTGGCCGATGTAGACGTGCCAGACATTCCGTCTAAGTACCACTACACTCTTGTAGAGGGCGCTGCAGTCCGCGCTCTCCAGGCGGAGTCTGAGGAGGATAGGGCGCAAGTAGCGCGGAGCATCTTCGAGGACAGCATCGACCGCCACATCACCAAGCTAGGCGGTAACAGGCAGGCAGGGGAGTTCCACCAAACGAGAGACGTGATGGGGTATGGCTCTTAGGGCACAAAGGAAGCGGCAAGGCGGTTCATCGCGCGGGGGCGGACGACCGAGCGTAGTCGTCGGTCAGCCTGGTGCGGGTGCTACGCTAAGGCCGCCTATTCCTAAGAAGCCACCTATCAAGGGGCAGGGTCAGTCGATCCTGCTTCCCACCAGAACACCTCCCGGTCCAAACGTGCCTGGTGGTTCGCCTACCTACGTCAAGAAGGCTGCTCCCCCTCCTAGTGCTCCGGTAAGAACCGCTGGCAGTGAGGCTCTGCGCGCAGACGCTACTTCGACCCTGGGCATCGCTAGG